ATACCCCCAGAAGGTTCAGATGATAATTCTACTTATGATACTCCTTATCAAGGTTTAGGAGCTATTGGAGTTAACAACTTATCTTCTAAATTATTACTAACTCTACTACCTCCTAATCAACCTTTCTTTAAGTTAGCAGTAGATGATTTTACACTAGCTGAATTTACAGACCAGAAGAGAGCTGAAGCTGAGAAGGCTTTAAATAAAATTGAAAGGACTATCTTTAATGAAGTAGAAACCAAGGCTATTAGAGTACCTACATTTACAGCCTTGAAGCACTTAGTAGTAGGAGGAAATGTAGCAACCTACCAACCAGAAGAAGGTGGAATGAAAGTCTTCAGGATAGACCAGTATGTGGTTAATAGGGACTCTATGGGTAATTTATTAGAGATTATCATTAAAGAGAATATATCACCTTTAGTTTTACCAGAAGATATTAGAGATAAAGTTTTAGCTAAAGTAGTAGATTCAGATGATGGGGATTCTAATAAGAAGGAAGAAGAACTAACTTTATATTCTAGAGTAAAACTTTCAGAAGATGGGAAGCAATGGGAACATATTCAAGAAGTAAATGGTGAAGTTATTGAAGGTTCTGAAGGAACTTATAAACTAGGAGAAAACCCTTATTCAGCTTTAAGATGGTCTCATGTAGTAGGTTCTAATTATGGAAGAGGTTTCGTAGAGGAATACTTAGGAGACCTCAAGACTCTGGAGGCTTTATCTAAAGCTATAACTGAAGATGCAGTGATTGCTTCAAGAACAGTCTTTATGGTTAATCCAGCAGGAGTAACTAGAGCTAAAAAGTTTAAGGATGCTAAGAATGGTGATGTTATTGATGGTAACCCCGAGGATATAGGGACAGCTAAAGTAGATAGACAAATGGATTTACAATTAATCTTAGAGAGAATTAGTGCACTAGAACAAAGGTTATCTAGGGCTTTCTTAATGTTACAATCAATACAAAGAAACGCAGAAAGAGTAACAGCTGAAGAGATAAAACGATTAGCTAGAGAACTAGAGAACTCTTTAGGAGGAGTATATTCTATCCTTACTCAAGAATTTCAATTACCTCTAGTTAGGAAGTTGATGGTCCAAATGACTAAACAAAAGAAAATTCCCAAGTTACCAGAAGAAGTTACTACTCCTAAAATAGTAACTGGTTTAGATGGTTTAGGCAGAGGAAATGATTTACAAAAGCTTATGAGTTATGCGGATGTAGGTCAGATTTTCCCAGAGCAATTTAGCCGAATAACTAATTTTCATGATTTCTTTACTAGAGTAGCAACAGCTTTAGGATTTGATACCCAAGGCTTAATTAAAGATGCTGAGACTATGGAGAACGAGAAAACGAAAGACCAGACTCAAGGTATGCTACAACAAGCTATGCCTGAATTAACTAAAGCGATGATGAACCAAGAAGGAGCTCAAGGAAGCCAAAGTCAAGAGGGCCCAGGAGGCCAAGGAAGTCCACAGCAATAAGGTTAGCAAGCTAATAAGGAGGAATAAATAGTGGCTAAAGATAAACCAAAAAAGCCTAAAGAACCTACTATAGGCAGAGAATATAAAGGTAGAGGAGTTTATAAAGGAAATGGTCTATATGTCAAGAAGTAATAATAACAGCAAAAGGAGAAAAGGAGGAGGGATAAACTTATGGCAGAAAGCTATGAAGTAGAACCAGAGAAGAAACAACAGGACCCAGACCACGAAGAGGAAATGGTCGCTAAAGTAGATAAAATTAATAAAGAAGCTAACCCTGATACAGAAGAGAGTGCTAGCGAGGATAGTAATGAAGAGCTCTTAGCTGGTAAATATAAAACTGAGGATGATTTACAACAAGGAATCCTTGAGCTCCTAAAGAAAGACCAAGGTGATGATTTAGAATCTTTATATAAGAATTTAGAATCTCAAGTTTTAACAGATGGGGAATCAGAAAAAGAAACTAGTAAGACTAGTGAAGAAGAATCAGAAAAAGAAACTAGTAAGACTAGTGAAGAAGAATCAGAAGAGAAAACTCAAGATTCTCCTATAGATTTTAATAAATATGAACAGGAATTCTTTGAAAAAGGTAATTTAGAAGAAGAATCCTATGAAGAATTAAAAGACCAGGGGTTCCCTAAGCATGTCGTAGATAATTATTTAAAGGGTATTAAAGCCGAAGCTAATGACCAAGCTCAAGAGATATTTAAAACTGTAGACGGAGAAGAAAACTATAATAATATGGTTGCTTGGGCTGAAGAAAATCTCCCAGAAGAAGATAAACAAGCTTTTAATCAAGCTGTAACTTCAGGAAATCAAGCTCAAACTAAATTTGCAGTGGAAGGTCTATTTAGTAGATATAATAAAGATGCTGAAGGAGACAAACCTTCAAGAGTTATTGATAAGGGAAAAGTTCCTAAAAATAACTCGGGGTCCTTTCAGAGTCGAAGTGAAGTAACAGAAGCAATGTCTTCTGAAAAGTATCAAAATGACCCCGCTTTCAGAAAAGAGATAGAAAAGAAACTTAAAAATTCAAACGTATTTTAATTAATTAGCCTCCTCTCTCCCAGACCGACAATACACTAGTTGGTCTGGGATTAATAAATTTTTATTTTTGAACTAAACAACTTAAAGCCTGATTGAACTCCTGCTGAGGTGGGAGAACATGAGGACACCTTTAAGAAGTTGAGCAAAAATAGGTTCAAAAGAATAAGGAACAGATGATATTAACACAATAAGAAACAGAACAAACTCAACTAAATTAAAGGAGAATGATAAATTATGGCTTATGATGTTTCAAGATTAGGTGAAGTAAATACAGCAGGTGGAGATGCAAAAGAACTCTTTATGAAAATCTTTGCTGGTGAGGTGTTGACAGCCTTTGAAACTAATAATTTAATGATGGGACTTACTTCCACTAGAACTATATCTCAAGGAAAATCAGCTTCATTCCCAGTAACAGGTAAAATAGGGTCAAGCTACCATACTCCTGGAGAAGAAATTACTGGTAGTAAGATAGGACATAATGAAAGAATAATCTCTATTGATGGGCTCTTAATTTCAGATGCATTCATTGCTAATATTGATGAAGCTATGAATCACTATGATGTAAGAAGTATCTACTCTACAGAAATGGGTAGAGAACTAGCTAAAAGAATGGATATTAACGTACTAAAAGAAGTAGTATTAGCCGCTAGAGCTTCTTCTGCAGTAGATGGGCTTCCTGGTGGTACTGAAATTATTAATGATAGCTTTCAGAATGATGGAGGCGTAGAAGGAGCTGCAACTACTCAAGAACAAGCTGAAGCACTAGCTGCAGGTTTATTTACTCTGGCTCAGACCTTTGATGAAAAGGATGTTCCAGAGCAGAATAGAGTTGTAATCTTTAAGCCAGCTGAATATTATATATTAGCTCAAAACCTAGACCTTATTAACAATCTTTATGGAGGTCAAGGAGCAATTGCTGAAGGTAATATTATTAAAGTAGCTGGGATTACTATTGAGAAATCTAATAATCTCCCTACTACAGATACTAGTAGTACAGATACTTATCATGGAGTGGATAGTACTAAAACTGTAGGAGTAGGTTTAACTAAAGAAGCTGTAGGTACAGTTAAGTTAATGGACCTAGCTTTAGAGAAAGACTATCAAGTAGAAAGACAGGGAACCTTGATGGTAGCTAAGTACGCAGTGGGTCATGATACATTAAGACCAGAGTGTGCTGGTGAGCTTAAACTAGATACTTTAGTTAACTAATCAATCAATTAAAATAATTAAGGGTAGCCTGAAAATAGGTTGCCCTTTTTATTAACCTTCGGAAAGGTAGGTGTTAATTATATTATGGCTATTCGTAAACCTTTAACAGCATCCACAGAACTAGAGGCAGTAAACTTTTTACTTCTTAGTATAGGAGAACAACCTATAAATGACCTATATGTAACTGGAGTATCTGAAGTATCTATCGCTAGGTCTTTGATACACCAAGTAAGTAGACAAGTTCAAGCTAATGGAATGTCTTTTAATCAAGAAGCATCTTATAGACTTCCTTTATCAACTGAAAATGAAATTATAGTTCCTTCAAATACTCTTAAAGTTGATGCTTCAGATACTTCAAGGGATATAGTTATTAGAGGAGATAGGCTTTATGATAAAGAGAAGCATACTTTTACTTTTGAAGAATCTATAGATGTAGATATAGTATTCTTTTTAACTTTTGAAGATTTACCTCAAACAGTAAGAGATTTTATTATAACTAAATCAGCTAGATTATTTCAAAGTAAAATTGTAGGTTCTCAAGCTCTCTATGCTTTCTCAGAACAGGATGAACAACTAACATATATAACTATGATAAGAGCAGAGAATGATTCTCAAGATTTAAATATGTTAAATAATGCTAGTATTAAAAAAGCATTAAGGAGGTAGTAAATAATGGGTTTAGTTAACACCACTTTATCAGGACTTTATAATGGAATATCACAACAAGCTCCACCGATTAGAGCAGACACACAAGCACAAAGACAAGAAAATATATCTAGCTCATTGACTGAAGGGATTATTAAGAGACCTAATACTACTTTCATTAGTAGCTTAGCTTCAACCTTTCAAGATAATGTATATATTCATACAGTAGATAGAGATTCTGATGAAGAGTATCTTATGATATTCACTGGAGACCCTTCAGAACCTTTAGAAATCTTTGCTTTCGATGGAACTAGATGTACTCTTAATTATGAAGATGGACAGGAAAACCATTTAAAAGATTATTTAACCACTAAAACTTCCTTAGGAACTAACTTTATAGAGACTAAGAAAGATATAAAAACTACCACTGTAGGTGATAATACTTTAGTAGTTAACAGACAACGTTATGCTAATATGGATACAGCCTCTACCACTAAGCAAACCACAGAGGATGGCACTTATATAGAAGATATAGGTTTAGTTTATATTAAAAAGGGGTTTCCTGAAACTGATTATAATATAAAAATAGTAATTGCAGGTACTACATACGAAGTAACTTATACTACTCCACTACCTACAAGTGATAATGTAGAACATATTAAAACTAATGATATAACCACTGAACTAAAGACTCTTTTAGATGCAGAGTTACCAAGTTCCTTCACTATAACAGCTGATGGTTCTATAATAACTATGGATTCTAGTGATGAATATACCTTAGAGACCTCAGATTCCTTTGGGGATTCAGCTATGGCTGGTATCAAAGGTTCAGTTCAGAACCTCCAGCGACTACCTCCTAAGGCTCCTGAAGGTTATATCTTAAAGGTTCAAGGGGAA